TTGACCAGGGAAAGGTCTTGATAAACCTGACGCTGGTCGATGTCTGGTACGGATATAATTGGTGTGATGGTACGGTTCTTCGGATTGTTGACCTGAGGAACACCGACACCAAAGCGGTTGTAACCCTCAGTCTCCAAAATAAAAAGCGCCTCCTGAAGGACACCGCTGGAAACGCCAAGCTCACGCTCAGCCCCGGTGCCAACATCAAGGGCGCCTTTTTCTGCAAGCTCCTGCTTCAACCGTTCCGCAGTCTGCCGTGCTTTATTTTTGTTGGTTGCAGTGTTCTCGTTGAGAAGCGCTCGAACCGAAGAATCGTTATTGTAACCCATGATCTTAGCAATCTCGTCAAGGGTTTTACCCTCTTCTCTCAGAGACTTGGCCCTGTCAGCCAGAACCATACGCCGCTCATGCTTCGCCACCCGAACCTGCATCCGCAGATCCGTTGTGGACATCTTCAGTTCCTCGGCAATCTCTTTTTCACTCTTGCCCTGGGACTGAAGTTCCTCAACTCTGCTGAGGAAGTCACCGCCATGCTGGAAGGGGTTATCGCCAGAACCCCACGGATAGCGCCCAGAACGTCTTTTGACGCCATAGTGCATCAGGATATCGTCCTGAAATGGATTCATGCTTTACCCCTCCTGTTCCCTCATTCTGTTGATGATTTTATCAAATGTGATAATGCGGTCCATAATTGGGAAGATGTCTTCCACAGTGGCGTTGTGGCAGAGTACTTCGTCATTCTGATAAATACGAAGCTCCATCCCAATCTCGCTGGGCTTGATGCCATACTCCAGGCAGAAGAGCGCAGCATAGATCATCAGCTGCTCCATTTTGGCCGGCGTCTCTCCGGTCTTCAAATCGTGAATGCGGAGAAAGTCATTCCGGAATATAATTGCATCTGCTGTCCCAAAGCAGTTAGGAGAATAGTACAGGATCTGTTCCGGCGTCATCTTAAATCCAATGGCGTCGTTGACGTACATATTCAACGTCTGCTTCGATCTGGGCAGCTTCTGTCCGAGGCGGATACATTCAGCAGCAAAAGCATGGAGCTTTGTACCCTTTTGGGCGGCTCTCCATTTAGAATAGGTTTCTTCAACCTTCTCCTCACTATAATTGATCCAATGATAATTACTTGCGCCGAGGAAAGCATGAAGTCCTTCCAATTTATCGTGCCTATTAAATACCATAGTCAGTCCTCCTGATCCGCAAAGGCAAAATGGTAACCGTGATGCTGTTTTGCATAACCGCGACAGCAACAGCTAATTGCAGAAGAGGCGCATCCTAAGGCTTGCGCACAGTCTTTTATGCTTGTAAATATCTCGCCTGTTTCTAAAACCCGCACAGGACGCTTATTTTGCTCAGCAAAGACTTTAGCTCCTTTCATCCTAAGTTCTTTGGTCAGAGGAGATTTTCGCAAGTTAGCCTTATATGAGTGCTGAAGATTTTCACTTCTGGTAACCCACTCTAAATTACCTACAAAATTGTTCTGCTTATTGCCATCAATGTGATTAACTTCATAGCCATTATGATCTCCATCAAAGAAGGCATCCGCAACCAATCTATGGACAGAGCAACTTTTTTCGTAACCATTTCTGCAAAGTCTAACCATGCAATATCCATCACGGGTTACCCACTGTTTCAGTTCTTTTCCGGAACGATTAAAAACTCGGCCATAAATATCAACCGTGTAATCCGGAAAATCATTGATGACTTTCAAAAATCTGCTGGAGCTCATTGAGCACTTCCTCCTTGTTCTCAGGAGAGACAAAACGAGAGAAAGACATCTCATTCATCTTCCCGACGTAGTATTCCTGGTTCGGCTGTCTCTTCGCCCTCGCAGACCTCTTGCATTCCAGGGAGGCCCATTTGTTCTTATAGAGAACAAGCAGGTCAGGAATGCCCTGAATCTGGTCCATCTTGAAGACCATGCACCCAGGAAAGAGATTTTCGATTTTGTCAATGAGCCTATCCTGAAAACCGCTCTCCAGGCGGGAACTCCTGGCCATAAAAAGGCCTCCTTTCAACAGAAATAATAGAAAAAACAGAAAAAGTTTGACACATTCCCTCTTCTCTCCATAAAAGAGTCTGTTTTTTTGGCGCAAAAGAAAAACAGAGACGTCATAATCGGCGTCTCTGTTCTAAAAAATATAGTTGCGGAAGTGTTAATGTCGGTTGATCGATTCTTTTACCTTCGTTGCAAATGCAACGTCTTCAGAAGAAAGATAATCTTTGATATCTACTTCTGTTCCATCTTTTAATAGGTTTAGACAATCATGGAAGGAAAGAAAAAATTCTGTACCATCTTCCTTCCGAATATAATTCATACTGTTGTTGGCAGGTACGGATGGAAGTTCCATACTTTTTTCACTCCAATTACGGAGCACAGTCATAAAACCATAGAAAGAATCATAATCGAAGCATCTCACAATGCATCGATTGGGATGATTTGTTTCAACCACATGACACGCCGTTTTCAAAGATACCATCGTCATTCTCCTATTCATTTGTTTTTGACTAATTCGCCAATCGTGTCGGTATTGATTTCCAGATTGTCGAGGCGACCGACCCAACATCCACGCAAAAGTATCCCAGATGCCATTCCTTGGAATATGTAATCAGCGTTTGACATTTTTCCTTGTGAGTCAACGTAATGGATCTGTCCATTCACATTCTCCCATGAAACAAAATGCCCAATAGAATATCCATCTCCAATTAGCATAATTCCCATCGCTCCATTTTCGTTGTTACAGAGCTTTAGAAGCTTTTTGGATAACGCATCTCGATATCCATTTTTGGTAAAATGGTTTCCCGTAATGATCCCTTCAGGTTTGTATCCCTTAAAATACTTCCCAAAATCATTATAATCGAGTCCAACATCAGCTTCTTCCTTTCGCATGTCTTCTGCTTCAACATCAAGCCCCATTCTACGAAGGACATAAGCTGCACTACATTTTCCACAGTTATTTCGCGCTAAAGGGCTATTGGGGTTGTAATCCGGGTCAACAGCTTTGCAGTCTTCGTCTATTGACATATTACCCGTTTTAAGTTTAAGACCCGTTTTATTTGCCACTTGACGAATCTCGTTTGAAATGTTTAATGCCCCATTTGAAATATGGCTCTGATGATTATTGCGGGTTTCTCCAGACATGTTCATTTTAGCTCCACCTTTAGTTATGGTCAAGCTCTTGTCGGAGGATCTTTGCTGATCCACTTGATGTTTATCAAGAGATTTCTGCCATCCAGCCTTCTTTTCTGATGCCGAATGGTCTTTTTCTCCTAAAGGATATGGCGGGCCATTACGAACTCCCCATTTTTGACCTCGAATGCCATGATGAGCAAGGCACTCGTCTAAGGATGGTTTACTGTAATGCTGGAGATAAACGCTTAAAGATGGTTTGTGGTAAATATCCATATGACGCTCCTTTTAGTGAGCATAGTACGCACGGAGCTTTTTGTTCTCAGAATTTGCCTTTCCTGTAAGTATGGCATTAACAATGGTGCCGCCGATTGCGATAGATGTACCAGCCAAATAGGCCACGCGGGTGTCTTTCATTGTATTAGACAGAAGCGTAGTGACTATACCTGACCCAACAATAATGCCAGTCTCAGCAAGCTGAGTAGTCTGAGTATTGCTCGTAATCGTTTTTCCTCGCTGATAAAGCTTCTTTCCCTCATCGGCGAGCTTATCAGTTTTCAACTTGTCGTAACTCTTATCGAGAGCTCTCTTTGTTACTTTTACTTCACCCTTAGCGGCCTTGTACTGATCTTTTGTCGCTGTCCCATTCTTATATGCTTGTTTCGTTTCTTTTGCTTTCTGCTTAGCATCTTCATGCGCTTGGTCTGCTTTGCGATAACGCTCCAAGCCTTTCTGGGTATAGGAACCGTCATAATTCTGGTAACGTCGAACTCCCCAGCGCATACCCTTCACTCCATGATGAGCAAGGTAATTCTGCGATGATGGTTTGTTGTGAATATCCATCGGATAGACCCTCCTTATTGAAAAATAAAAGAGAGAAGTGATATTTATTGCTGCCACACAACTCCGTATTCCGTAACCACGGGGAATATTTTTAGAGCACATCTCTTCTCTCCATAAAAGAGTCTGTTTTTTCGGCGAAAAGAAAAGAGACGCTGATTAAGGCGTCTCTTTTCCAAAAATATAATTTTGTTAAGGAGCTTTAGATTTGGTTCCTTTCTTATTATAGTGTAATATTTTTTCAGGTAAACCCTTAACTTGGATAGCAGCATCTGCGATAGTCCTTTGTGCCTGCGCTTTCTGATGTTCACGTTTCTCATTTTTTATGCGGTTTGCCTCTGCTTTCTGTCTCTCCAATTCCTCAAACAGCCGCTTACTTTCGTCAATCACTTCCTGAGTAACATACCTAATTATTACGGGATATCCAGCAGCAACCTTCTGTTTTGGCTTTGGATCTGAATCAACCACCTCGGAGTCAACGCAGTTTCTATATTTTGGATCGGCTTCTCCAATACTCAGTTCACTTGGCATAACTGTCAGGCCTACCTTGGTCAATCTTGTAATAGCCTGATCCAGTTTCAACGGAAAACCGAGGCCATATAATTGTGGAACACCAACTTTACTCGGAATATCTGGAAGCTTATCTATCAATTCTTCAACAGCTGTAATTATGGCTGGGGCTATTGTTAAGGCAGACAACACAGTAGGAGCGATAGATTTTTTATTGTTTCCACCATTCGTTTTCTTAGAGCTCATTATCATCTACTCCAATCACGCTGTCTTCAAATAAATAACTCCATCAACGGTCATATAATAATCAGCCTTTTGAGTTGCTGCATTTAGACCAGCCCGCAACGATTTTCTCATGTCAGATTCTTCACCTCGACCAAGCGATTCAACAAGCCCATCGATGCGATCTAAAATATCAGCCTTCGCTATTTTCTTAAACGGCATTTCCTTAGCATTGTCAACAAGGGTACGAAGGGACGAAAAACTACCCAACATCCGTTTTTCACATTTATCGATGTAAACCGAAATGTCCCTTTCTACATATTCAAGATAACCTCGGTCATAATTCTGGGCGTAGTAAACTTCCAGTAAACTACTTACGCCATAAAGTTGCATGGCGACCTCAAGACTTTCTTTCAGCTGGAATTCTTTTTCTACAAGGCTCGAAATATCTTTTCCCTCTTTTCCTTTAACGGTGGACTCCAAATCGGCTATGTAAAATTCAATGTCTTTGATCGCAACCTTACGAGCACTCTGCAAACTTGCGATTGTTGCAGCCCGCTGCGTATCAGACCTCATAATGAAAATATAATTTTCATAGGCATATCTGACAAAGTTGATCTCGGCCATCAACTCTGCCTTCTTATCTCCATAAAGAAATTCAAGGATCTTATCGATGGTCATCCGCATCACTTTCAATTCGTCATTGATCTTCTTGAGAAAGTATTGGCTGGATGCGCTTGACATGGCGGGAAAACATCCCATGGCCAAAACTTGGACATGGTCCACCGGGTTTAGCGCAGCCGATGCGGCGATTTTTCCATCTTCACCAATAATTGAGGTGGTAAATCCTTCACGCTGTTTTAATTCCATCAGTTTCCCAGATATTCCTTCTGGGAACGTAACGGTGTATAGTTGTGACATTTTATTAGTAACTGCTACAGACGGCAGTTGCTGCAAAAGAGCCCCGACCTGAATCTTCTGTGTGGAATTAAGTTCCAACTTGGTGAAACCATTTGCAGGGGAAACATCCATCGCTACATCGCATGGAACAATCCCCCAGTTCTGCTCAGCCATATTCAGCCCTCCTCACCTCAGATCAATAAAAAAAAGGTGCGCCTCAATGGAGAGACGCACCTGCAAAAGTGTTCTCCCCATTGTTGCGACACAATCTCATTGCCCAATTATGTAGGGTACGAGTAAAGAGAGATAACACTATTTGCCGTGTTATCCCCTACTTAATCGGGCGATTATCTGATTGTGTCGCAAGGACAGTATACCACACCTTCTAAAGAAAGAAAAGAGGCAATATCATCACGCAGGCAAAGATTTTACTGAAGAATCGCCTTTTACCCACTTGCCCACTTTTTCCGGCCACTTATATATATTTAAGTGTAAAGTAAAAGTGGGCTTTTGGCCAAAACTCTCGTTCTGATACTCAAAAACCGCTAACTACTGCTAACTACGTCTAAGTACATGGACACTTTTGTTTTGAAAAGTGGGCAAAAACCCGCTTTTTTCGGGCAAAATGACCGTATCAGTCCTCCCCCAACCGCTCAAAGCCACCCATTCTGAAAATAAAAGTGGGCAAACGGGCAGAATTCTATCTTAGGTTAGATAGATTTTCTATTCTAAGTTAGACTCAGTCGGCTTCACGCTGAAGCACTGCACTGATCGAGCTCATTCACTGTTTTCTCCCCCTTCCACACATAGCCGGTATCTTCATAGAGCCGCTTGGGAGAAATATAATAGTTGATACGTCCGTACTTCGAGTCCATCTCTTCAATAGTGGTTACAAGCTTACCGTCTCGGGTAGCTCGTCCAATAGGTAACCATCCTACCACAATACCGGCCCTAATCCAAGATGCATCTCTTCCGTACACTTTAGCAGCTACAGATACTGGAACTGAACCGATTGAGAATTGCTCATCCAAATTTATTTACCTCCTCTC